TTTACAAATATATTAATTTTTTAAATATCAATTATCCTTTCAAATATGGCGGAGTTCTCGGCTTTAATATCGGTAATCCATCCGCATCAACTATTGCCTCGGTAGCCATTACACATCTGCAATTCACAACTTCTTTAGCTGGAGCAGACGGATCGCCTGGATACATCATAGCAGTACCACCTACCATAAAAGGCTGATTGATAGCTATCCTTTCATTTGTCATTGCCAAATGGCTTGCCCTTGTCCGTTTATCCTTTGTGTTAATCCAAAACTTATTAACCTCATAATCCGAACTTTCAGCACCCATATTAATTCCATAGTTTGCAGCGGTTGTTGATTCCGTTCTTGCAATTACTAAAGACCTTGCTCTGTTAAATGCCGGATCGTTTAATGTTTCTTCGAATAACTTTGCCTGATCTCTTCGACTTAAATTTTGTCCTAAAATATTTGCTAATAAGTTTTGTATTTTATCTCTGGTTGTATCGTCAATGCCTGTTACTTTATTATAACCTATAAACCTAAAATACTCAATCATTTCTTTATACCATTCAGCATTAAAAAAATCAGTTATAAAATCCTTTTTGCTTTTCGGTACTGAATTACGGATCCAATCATAAGAGAATGTCGCAGCCGATGTTCCAACCCTGCCATAGATTTTTTCTAAGGCATCATATAAAGGTTTTTGATTAACAAGGAACTGAACATAAACCTGCAAGTCATCAAAGTTAGTTTCATCTACAAAATTAGTAATAGCCTTTGTCTGCTCATCCAATGCTTTCTTTATAAGCGGATAGGCATAGGTTTCATACTCTTTATGCAGCCTTAAATACGTTTTGTGATATTTTACACTACTTGCCATTTATGGTTGCATTGTTATAAGCCTGATCTAATGATAAGTCTTCAATCGGTACTAAGTTAGCAGGTACATAAACCTTTTCCATTTCAGGTGTGCTTATCTTGTCATAACCCTGAGCAATTCGTTTTTCATCTGGAGTAATCCAATAAGAATTAGCTAACCATTCAGTCAGCTTCTGCATATCCTCCTGCATTTCAGGATAGCTACTAAAATCAAAATCAAAGTAGTATTTTTTTCCGTATGCCTTTGCGTATGGCTCACAAACAAACTTATTTATAGCATCCCTGATCTTGCGAGATAATGGAGCAGTTGCATTGTAAATTAATTGCTTAGATGCCCAACCCATATTATTATCCGTAGATGCAGCCTCACTACCTGAGAATTGAATTGGAACGTGAAAGGCAGTAAATATCTTGCGTGTATCTATGTTTAGTGATTCAATCAATTGCAGATCAGTTGATGGCAAACCAATCTGAGTCCATTTTAAAGGCCCAGATGATGGGAATATACGATCCATTAATGATTCGCCACGCTTTGCATCAACTATTTTCTCCTTCAGCAGGTTCATTTGATCCTTAGTCAAGGCAGCGCCCTGTCCATCAGGCGAAATAAAGCCCATTGCCCCACCATTACGGATTTGCTTTAATAACTCATTATCCCCCTCATTTTCTTTCAATACGTTTCTGAAAATAGCTTTAATAGGAGATTGCCCATATAACTGCGCACCTGTTAATGTAAAGTCTGGATTAAATGATTTAAAATGTGCCACCTGACTTGCAGGTAATGGAATCTCCTCAATATAAATAGATGTTAATGCATAGCCTTTAATCGGCTCAAACATACCACCTGAGATTATCTCTATTGATTGACTTGGCAAAGCATACAACTGTGACCATATTTGTTTTTCAGTCATCATCTCATCCTTACCATTACCGAAAATGTAACCATCGCCAGTACATAGGTAAAAACCTGCTAGATCAGTCATCCACTCTTCATAAGTCTGTAATGGATTAGGTTTTGCTAATAAGTCAAGAATAGGATTGCTTTCTACCTGGTTAAACATCTGCTCTTTTAACTGCAATGTTTTCATCTTAGCGGATGCACCCTCAGCCATAGACATATTTTCATATATCTTTAAATCCTTTTTAGTTACGCCTTCTTTTACCTCATATAAAGCATAAGCGCACTCAGCAACCTTTTTACTGATAATATCAATACAGGTATAAACATCTGCATTCTTCTGAAAACCCTCTTCAACAAATTTAATTTTATCAGAAAAATCAACAATTACCTGATTATTACCGATCCAACCGAATACATTTTGATTGTAAAGGTTAGCAGTTATATTTTGTTGCAATCCCGGCATTAAAGCCTGTAATTGATTGTTTGCTGCCTTTTCTATATCAGCCTTAAAGAACTTTTGAAGTATGCCCATAGTTACCATTCAAATGAATATTCCTGTACAAATTTAGACGCTAATTTATTTAATGCCACATATCTCAGCGGATCTATCAAATGGTTAAAAGCATCAATCGGCTCATTTAATAACTTGCCTGTTTTATCTTTTTTCCAAATGTACGAATAAAACTCTTTTTTTAAGTTATGGCTGTTTGCGGTTACATTTATCTTATATCGTTTTAATATGTCAATCCCTTGCTTAATACTATCAGGCCCTTTCATTGCCCCATGTATGTTAAATCCCTCTGCGTAAATCTCTTGTATTGACTTAGGCTCGGCGCTATCTGCTATAATTTCCTGCTCAGGACTTACCTTAAAATCTCTTAGCTTTTGGCAAATATCCATGTTTGTAAGTCTGGTTTCATAACACATTTCATTTACCCATAACTCTCCGGATGATTTATAAACCTCAATAATCCCTGTCGGATCATTAGTAAAACCAAAGTCGATTCCATAGCTTATTAATTCCGCATCCTCTGGTATAGCCTCACATACCGCCCAGTTACGGAAAATAACCCCTTCAATCTTCCCTGTTAACCCCCTTGCGTATACGTGCCATAACTCTAAATCAAGTTCTTTAATATCCTCAATTCGTTGGTGATCATCCTCAGATAAAAATGGATTATGCCGGTGATCTGATATTATTAGCTTTGTATCAGGCTGACCGATTAGTTTAGTATGCGCCCAAAATTCATTAGTCGGATTATAATCTAGGAATATTTGACCTCTTGTTCTTATTGCTAACTGCCAATAAATCTGATAGCTTATTCCATTAGCCTCATTACAAAACAAATAATCCCTTTTACCATTCTTTGCGGACTGCTCATTTTCAAAGGACACAAACTCAATCAGGGATCCATTCTTAAAATAGATTATCCGCTCAGTCTTATTCCAAAATTTTAATTGTGATTGAAGGTATTTATTATCCGCAAAGATACTTTCCGCATCTCGGTAAGCTCCTTTACGCAAGTTAGGCAATGACTCCCCAGCCACTGTTATTACTGATTTAGGCTGATTGACCGCCTTATAATAAAGCAATTGCATAATTGAGTAGGTTTTGCTTGAAGCCGTACCTCCTTGTAAAATGCAAACCTTTTCTTTAGTGTTATAAGCTTCATAAAAAACTACGCTACAATCAAACATATATCAATCCCGATCTATTCCTTACTTTACCATTCATTTGATGTTGTAAACCAGAATAATTTATATTTTTCATTATTGATGCTTGCCTTAAACTTTCATAATAAATACCTGTATTTAAATCTAAAACAATTTTTGGTTTATTTTTCCCAATAGCAGTTTTCCTTAAATTATTTTTAATAGCATGTATCATATTTTCAGATTGTGTACACCATTCTAAATTTTCAACCCTATTATCTGATTTAATAGCATTAATATGATTAACCTGAGGCAAATGATTTTGATTATCTATAAAATATTTTGCCACTAATCTATGTACGCTTTTAGTTACTTTTACATTATCAATAGAAATTCTTATCCTTTCATAACCTTCTCTTAATTGAGGTTTAATAATTTTAGGCTTACGAGTATAAACTGTATTATCTCTTTTTTTAATAACTTTAAATACTGACCTTATTCTGCCAATATTAGACACTTCATAATTGCCTTGCAATTCTGTTATTAATTTCCATTTTTCCATAAACAAATATACAAAAAATGTTAATCAGTGTCATACAATTAAACATCTATTTCATTTTCTGAATGTGGCAATGGCGGAGCCGTATTATAAACGTTTGGAGCTGGGACTCTAAAATTAATATCTCCATCTAAAGTTAAGTTTTGCGAAGCTTTGCCATAGGCTCTATCTAATAATACCTCAGCTGCCCTAACATCTCCTTTTACTGCTTTAGATCTTAATGCCATTAATATAGCTTTGGCCGCTTCAATTCCATCCTTTTCCTCACCTAATACATCAGCTAATAAAATATCTAATCTTGGTATTTTTTTTACTGCTCCTTTGGGATTGCCTGATACACCCTTTTTAAATTGAGTGTTTTTACCCCTCTCAATTAATTCCTCTCTGCTTGTATTCATTATGAACCTCCTTTAAATAATCTTTAAACTGTTTTTTATCCCCATATTTTATATGGCAATCCCTGCATAGCGCCTGCAAATTTTCAATAGTATCCGCCTCTTTAGTGCCTCCCATACCTCTACATTCTATATGATGTATATCAACCGCCTCACATCCGCAAACTTCGCAAGGAATAAAATCCGATTGATCAAAACCAAAGTAAGTTAAATATAATTTAGTGTGCTTTTTCAAATGGTTTACCGTTTAACTTGATTTCTATACTCGGATCTAATGCAATCATTCTATTTACTATTACATCGCAGTATTTAGGATCTAACTCCATTCCATAGCATTTACGATTAATTTGATGTGCAGCTACCATTGTTGAACCTGATCCTAAAAATACATCCAATATAATATCTCCTATATCAGATGAATTTTCTAAAGGTTTACTGCACAAAGGTATTGGTTTCATTGTAGGATGCTGATCTGACCTACTTGGTCTATCAATATCCCAAACTGTTGTTTGCTTTCTATCCCCACACCATTTATGAGATGCACCATCAAGCCAACCATAAATACAAGGTTCATGTTTCCAATGATAATCCGACCTTCCAAATGTTGAATTATTTTTATTCCAAACAATGTATGATTTAAAAAGAAAACCAGCATTTAAAAACTGTTGAATAAAATTGTGTGTTTCAGATGAAGCGTGCCATACATATATTGCACCCCCTTTTTTTAATGCAGTTGCCAATGTAGTATAAACATCATATAAAAACTTAGGAAAATCATCTAACTTATCATTTGCTATTTTTTCCCTTTTTTTACTACCACCTTCATAGTCAATGTTATAAGGTGGGTCGGTGTGAACCATATCAGCCTTTTGACCATTCATTAGCTTTGCAACCTGATCACTATCTGTACTATCCCCACAAAGCAACCTATGCTCACCTATATCATATAAATCACCTAAAACGGTAATCGGATTTTCTGGAGGAGTAGTATCAAAGTCATCTTCTTCAGCTTCCAATACTTCTGTATCAAAGTTAGGAACATCCAAACCCCACTCATCCAATTTATCCGCATCCCACTCATTAGCCAAATCATCCCAATTCCATTCTCCAAAACCAACGTTATCCTTAATCAGAAACTCATCCCTTTGTTCCTGAGTCCAATCATCAGCCAAAACAATAGGCAACTCTTTAAGACCAACCTCATGCGCTGCCTTTAGCCTCATATTGCCACCTAATACAACAAACTTACCATCTACATCGGTATAACATACCAAAGGCCTCTTTTCAAGCATCTCCGGAAATTCCTGAATAGACTTGACTAACTTTTTAAACTTGTCATCCTTAATAACTCTAGGATTTTTACTGTTTGCCTTAATGGCCGAGATTTTTACTTTCATATTTTTATGCCTGCTAATTGATTTTTGCTGCCTGCTCCTTGCCTGTAATTTATTCAAAGGTATTAAATTTCAACAATATCAAATCCATAAATCGCCTTAATCATTTTTTTCTTTAACCTATAAACAGGCAATTTCTTTGTCATCTCAGACTTTACATCAATAACCTCCAAAATATGACCATCTTTATAAGTAACAAAATCAGCCTTATAAAAACCTATTTTAACGCCATTTACAATTAGATCGTATCTAACCTGCATCTCAAATCGATCTATGATTTTAGCTTTTTCCTTTAGCCTGAGAATGCCATAATATCCGGCTTCCTTTTTACTATCAAAGGAAATTCCGTTTATTACTGTTTTGATATTTTTGTATTTATTCATAGCTTTTCTATTTCGGATTTAACGTCTTGCCACCATTTCATGGTAGAATATGTATCTGTATTTAACGGATTTGAGTGTGGGTTAGCACTAATTATATTTTGTACTGCTATCAATGCACATTGTTTAGCAAATCTTTTAGGTGTAGAGAATTCTAAAGTTTCATCACATTTATCTACTAATTCTTTTGCTTTTTCTTTTGCTGTTAAGTCTTTCATTGTGCTTCTTTTAAATCAGGATTTAATTCTCTTTCGATTAGCTTTACTATTATTTCTGCTTTCATTTCTTTTAGTTGTCTTTAATATTTGAGTTTAATTTAATCCCAAAGTTGATATAATACCTGCTCGATATGGTCTTTTAACTCATCCAATCTATCGGTATTCTTTTCTAATATTCTAAATGCGTTCTTTGATGCGCCTTTTAACTTCATTAGCTTATCATTAAACTTCCCGTATTCTGGTTTTCCTTTTACCTCCAGGCAAACAACCTCTAAATTCTCTGTTAATAGTTGGCTAAGTATGTAACTCATTGCCATGCTTTTTTCTGCTATTGTCATAAATATTTAAATATGTGTGAAATTACATCTACTGTCCAACCATTCCCGAGCATCTTATATCTCTGCGAATCGCTTACATGGTTTGTGTAGTTATCTGCTACTGTTTGTAGTCTTTCACATTCTAAAGGTGTTAGGCGGCGGATTGATGTGTTTTTTAAAAGTAATGCATCGCCTTTTGTGCATAACGTACTTAATTTACCATTATCTCTCCATCTAAAACCCTCATCATGTCTAAAATCCCCTACTATTATTTCAACCGCATTTGTGTTGCCGGTATCTAAGCAATATGTTTTGCCATCGTTACGAGTTAAATGTCCTGTACCTCCTTTTTTAGGATCACCTGAACGTGGCATTGTATTGTGTACAATTAACATATTATCAGTTGGGCATAAAGCTGCATTTGCTCTTAAACTATTACCTTTATCAAATTCATTTTTAGGATTAAATCCAAATCCTGTGCCTTTATCATCATGTCTTTGTTTATGCCTTTGAAACGCTGCTATTAATTTTTCACTCAGATAATATTTATCATTTACCTCACTTTCCAAAACATCCTTTAATAAAATACCTTTATCCTTTGGTTGCTCAATCATAGAAACTAAATCACCAAACAATCCACCTGGTTGCATTCCAATATTAGTCTAGTAGATACGTTTTCTATTCTGAGCAGATAGCAATGCAGAGTTAATATGAATGCCATTTACACCAATTGCTTTGCTTAATACCTTTTCCCATTTTTCGCCCATTTCTACATTTTCTAATAAAAAGTATTTAGGCTTACATTCATTAAGCAACCTCATAAACTCCCAAAACAAATATGATTGACCCTCAAACTCATAGCCATCTGCTTTTAACTCCAGATAGTGGTTTAATGTTAAAATCTCTGTTTCGCATTTAGTTGCCATTCCTTTACGTTTTCCTGCAAAGCTAAATGACTGACAAGGTGAACCACCTATCAATAAATCTATTTTAGGCAAATCAGAGCCATTTACATTTACAACGCTTCCTAATTGTTTAGTATCTGGATAATTAGCCATTGTAACCTGCATAGCATATTTATCAATTTCAGATGCAAAGTAATTATCTATTTCTATTCCTGCACGTTCTAATGCTTGTCGACCGCAACTCATGCCATCAAACAGACTTAATACATTTATTCCCATGATTGATAATTGGTTAATAATTTGGTTACCTTTTCGTTTTCTAATTCAATTTGTAACATTCTTGCATTGTTTTTCCGGACTATCATTTTCATTTGTTCAACTTGCTCTGATAACATATAAAAATGGTCATAAATCTGTTTTAATTTTTCATTCCTATCTATAACCTCCTGAATTTTGTCATTTAAGCCATTTTTAATGCGATATGAGAACACTTCACCATCAAGGTGACAGATTATACCAGCCATAGTTAATAATGCTTCAGAACTCTTTATTTTGTCTTGGAAGTATAAAGCGAATGCCTCAGCTTCTAATTCTAATTGTAAATTACTTTTCATAATTAAAAAGGATTAGTTTTTTTTTCATGTTCAAATGCATAAAGTTTAGGAAATTCAAAATATCTGTTTTTCTTCCAATCAAACTGTAAAACCATTTCGCCTCTCATAGCCACGCCTTTAGGCTTTGCCTTTTCTACTTTTATTAATACAATGTTATCCGGATAAGGTTGCCCATTCTGATCATTCATTCCATGCGGAGGTCTCCACATATTAATCCATGTCATCGCTTTACGCAATAGTGCCTGACCTCCTGCTGCTTCCCTTGCCATTGGCATTCCGTAATACGTATTGCCCCTATCATCTTTTTGAGGTTGCTGAGCCGCTGGGTGTAAAGTTATAATCCAATGTTTTTTATATTTCTTGCAATATCGCCTGACCTCACCAATTATATCCTCAATATATAAATCCTGGCGCCCATTATAATTTGACATTTCATGTTTTAACTCGTTATAAGGATCAGTTATAATTATCTTTTCATCCGTTACTAGCTTCATAATCTCAGGTATTGTATAACTTTTATCGTCAGAATCCACTACGTTAAACATTTCATCTATGTAATTAATAGCCTGGTGATATTCTTTATCTTCTACTGCGCCGGGAATAGATTTGTAAAATGGTTTACCTGTATATTTATGAATAAACTCGGCGTAAATATCTTCTACACTTCCCGTTTCCGGTGAATAAATTAATGATTTTTTACCATACTTGTAAGCCTGGTTAAATGCTAACTCAAAAGCAAATTCAGATTTTCCATGATGTGGAGCAGCTAAAATAAATGTAAATGATCCCTGTTTAATTGTGTATAACATATCCAGTCCGTAAAAGCCTGTAAGATCACCCAAAGGATTCCCTGTATTTCGCATCAGTTCTAAACTATCTGCGATATCTTTAAATTTTCGTATCAATTTAATACTCTGGTTAAGTGAGCAGGTAGTTGTTCGTTTTTAATTTTGTTTTCATCTTTAAACCAGACCCCCTGCATCTTTTGTTTCCAATTCTTAACTTGATTGTTTCTCGAATCCTTCCAATCATTTTCCTGATAATAATTAAATGCTTTTACTGCTGATTCTTTTGTGTATCCATTATCAGCGAAATAAAAAATTACTTCATCAACTAATGGATGTGTATATATTACCTTCTTTTCCTTTACTTTACTTTCCTTTATAGTATTACTATCGTATTTTGTTAGTAATACGTTCGTATCAGACCATCTTTTATTTACGCTTAAACGTGCTTTTTCTGATTTGTTTGTACGTTCATCTAATCTTTTTTGTACTGATAAACTGCTAAAATTATTACCATTAAAAACAAATAAATCAAAGTCACATATTACACTTATTACAATGTTTCTATCTACTTGCAATTCTAATGAAATACGTGCAAAATTACCACGTAATACGTTCGAATTTTGGTAAAGGTCTTCAATTACAGACCAATAAATACCATATCCTGTCATACCATGCTTAAAAATTAATTCCTTAATCTTTTCATCATTTCTGGCATTGTAATCATGGCTAAAATAAAATGTATCTTTTCCCATTTGATTAAAATTAAAAAACCCATAAGGTTTCATGGCATCGACTCCAATCCACCCTATGGGTTTAAATGTTTTCTAATAGCTTATTGTCGATGTCAGCTACCATTACAAATATATAAAAATTAATTAATTAAATAATATTTTTTAAATCTTGATTTAGTTTGATAATTAGTCTGCCATTCACTTCCAATCTTTAATCCTTTAGTTTTTAATACGCAAACTATTTTACGTAACTCAAAGGTCTTAAATAAGTTAAAACAATCCAATACTGTTAATGGTTGACCTGTCATTAAAAATGCTTCAACCTGGTTAATTTTGTAGTTCATACGTTTGATTTTAAGATTAAAACAATCGGGTTTTTTGGTTTCTTATAAAACCAGTAGTTAGTCATCCAACCGCAGACCGCTGGCATACATTTTTTTAATTCCCTGCTAACTTCTGCCGGTGACATATTTTGCCCGACCAACATTTCCAACGCTTTAGCAATGAGCTTTTTATTTTTCGTTTTTAGATACCTTTTCATTTATTGTATTTCTTTAATAATTTAATAAAATCAGATATGCTTAAATAATTATCATCATCGCTATAATATTGAATAACTAAATTACCTTCATGGGATATTGAAAGTTGCAACTCGTAACATTCATTTTCAATATAACCCTTTTCGCCATATTCCTTATGTTCAACTATTTTACCGCATGAAGTCATGTCAAATGATTTTGGTAATTCCATGATTAAAAAGTTATTATTATTGATGACTTATTATATTTCTTACTAACCTTTGGCACTTCGCAACCCTCTGAATCATAAATTGGTTCATCAGATTTGACCGCATATTTTAAAAGTTCTGCCCTTTGTTTTAATCTATGCTCTAAATTTGCATAAACTAAATCCTCTGCATAATTAAGGCTTTCTGCTCCATTCTTTGGCGTAAAAGTTACACCATTATAACTATCAGGTTTTAACAACTCTAAACGATCCCTAAACGCCTTATCAGCCGAATCTATTACGGCCTTTAATCTAGCTATGTTAGAATAGAATTGAATAGGTGTTTGATTGCCATCTTTAAACATTTTATCAATCAAATCTATGCCTGTCTGCTCGGCTTGTTTCTTTGTGAAATCAGGCGCATACATTCTTTCAATTTCTTCTGACCTCATGTCAAAAAATAAGTCTTTTGATGTTATCATTATGCTTGTTCTAATTCGTTTAACAATATTATTTCATTCTCTTTACTAATCTGATTTTTGGTCTTAATCTGAGCCATTGTATAACCCTGCTTTAAGGCTTCCAATACCTTTGCCCATTTCTCAGTACCTGGACTTAATACAGGCAATGCCACAGGCTTTTCAGCAGCTTTATTGCCATCATCATCATCATCAATATTTAATCCCAATATCCCTGCTAATGCATAACGCTTAGCGTAGGTAATTGCAGAACCAACCGCCTGTGGATCGTTTTGTTTTGATACCGGCATTGTGTACGAATCCATTAAATATTCGCCTGATTCAGCATGAATTAAAATAGTACATAACCCATTTACACCAGTAGGCATTTGAGAATAAACCAAACCCGATTCTGATAATGGTTTGCTGATTGCATCCTGAATATTAGATAAGGATGCATAATTAGATTTAAAGAAAGGATTTTTAGCATCCTTTGAAATCTTTGATACCCTGCCATTAAAGTCAATTAATGCTTTTGCAAGGCTTGTAATTGTTTCTGATTTTTCCATTTTTTTTTGGTTAATAATATAAAATTATAAAAATAATCTAATTAAAATGATAAATGAGTGTAATTATTAATAAAATTAAAGCCCATAATACCATAATGAAGATAACAAGGTTACTCTGATTCTCTTTCAAAATCAATAATGGTTTCTAAAGCCAGTGCATAATCCCCATCAAATAAAATAGTTACTGTATCTCTGCCATCCAATGTCTGTACATTATCTTTGGATCCTGTGATAGTTCCATCCAAATAATCCTCAATCATTAACTCACCTGAATGCTCAATGTGAATAATATCATCATCCTGATTATAAAACATCAAATGATTATTAACATCCAAATCACAATCCAATCCGTAATCCTTAAATAGTTGTTTAATAGCTTTCATCGTTTTTTATGAATAAAGTTAATCCATTTATTAAACTCTTTTGTATTCGGCGCAGAATTTATTTTAATGACCGCCCCATTTTTATATTCCTGAACCCGACCATCCGGATAAACAGTTCTCCTAATTGCTATCATCGGTAAATAATTTATCAATGCCGGTTGGCGTATAATCATTAGTCTCTAAATAAATAGCCAAATTTAAAATAGTACTATATTTTAGATCGCACCAATGATTAACCTCTGATAATTCAGACCTTAAATTTTTAACTGAATAAGGATATTCAATTTCGATTTTATCAAGCATCTGCAAATGGATTACGCTTAATCTTTTTAACAAGCTCATAATTCAACCTCCCCATCTCCGTTACATTGTTCGCATATATCCCACAATTCCCGGCAATCATCACCGCAATCGCTACACTTTTTATTCACTATCTTTTCTCCGCAACAGTTAGAATAAAACTGCTTACCCCAGCCATCGCAACTGCTGCAAATTTGTATGATAGGACTGTTAATCTCATTCCTATCATACCTCATCACCATGTTAGCAAATGGTGCATTGCTTATCATTCTGTCCATGACTTATATTTTTTTGGTTAAGTAATCACATAATCCAGCTAATCCAATTAGAACCGCCGCCATAATAATAAAAAAGATAATAATTTCCATATTGCAAGTTTTAATCCGGAACATCCCGGTACTGCCAAATCCCCATGCCTTGTGAGCTATGGGGCGGCAGAGTCCTGACTTGCAGGAACAGGAATGTTATATTTCTCTATTGTGTATTTTATCTAAAATTAAAGCACTTGAAATATCTACTCCATTAAGGTTTAATGACATATTGGTAAATATTTCACATCCTTTGGTGTAGCAAGATTTTTTGCCTCCCTTGAATCCAAATGCGTATTTAAAAGAATCTTCTCTATTTCCTTTTAGATTAATAAAGTCGTTTAAAGTTTTCATGATTTGCAAGTTTTTAGCAACCCTGTATTGAATTGCTGATACAAATATATAAAAGTTATTTTAATAACCAAACAAAATAAAAAATATATTTTTTAAAATAGCCTAATAATCATTGTGTACTCTATCATATTCTTTATATGAAATACTTTTCCTGATTCTTTATGCAACCTGGAGGCATTATTTCGCCATACCTGAGCATTAGCAAATACGTTCATAACCTCGTTTATCTTTAGATTTTCTAATTGTTCTCTATACATTCTACAAATATATGATTATTTTTATAATATCTTGCCATTATAAATCCGAAAATTTTTAACTGAATAAGTCCTATCTGCATCGACCCTGATATGCGCAAAGCCATGAGAGTAGTTATTTGCAAATGGTGCATAGTCTGGCGAAAGTTCACAAAGGCACCCGGTTGTCCATGTTGTAGTCATCTCAGCCTCTAAATTAGTCTCAGTATGCTCACTAATTTTATGTACATGGCCGCAGATAGTTGATTGCTTAGTTTTTAAATATAACCCTCTGGCAGAATTAACAGGCGCCATAAAACCACGAAAAAATAAATGCCCATGATGGATGTGGAGTTTTCCAGCCTTTACCAATGTTTTATCCCCTATAAGATGGATTTTCTCCTCATTAAGCCTTAATCTTTCTTCTAATTGATAATATGGATCATCAAACACTTCCGGAGCCTTAGACATAAGCCAATGCTCATACCTAACATCATGATTACCTTTTAACCAATATATCTGAGCATCAGGAAAAGCCTGTCTTAGAATGACTAAAAATGCCTTTGTCGAATCGAACTCGAATTTGATACTCCTTTTGCGTGGATCCTTTTCAAATCTTGACATTTGATAAAAGTCCATCAAGTCTCCGTTTATAATGATAGTATTTACTTTTTGTTCTTTGCCATAATCTAAAGCCAATGTAATAGCCTGAATGTTATGGTAAGGTATATGCAAATCAGAAATTAAAAGAATATTATTATTTGCTACCGGTATAACATAAGGTTCTCTTATTTTTTCCTCAGAATCAGGCAGTTTATACGGATTATAGTTAAAAGTCTTTTCAACATAAAGAGATTTGTCTAAATATTCTCCATGCCCATAAGATGGAGGTTTTTTACCTTTAATGCCTCTAATAGCACTCCTTACAGTTTCTACGCTTTTCCAAACTAAAGGATGATCAATAAATATCTTTTTAGCCATCGTTAAATCGGCATGATCAGGAAACCGTTTTAAATATTCCCTGATAATTTCATTTTTACGCATAAGTAAAGTACTTTGTTTGCCCGTTTAATTTTTTAACAAATTTACCTTTACTATCTCTCTCACAGGATATTTTGTTTAATCCTATTCTAAAAGCATGTTTTTGATTTTCTGAAATTGTAACCCATTCTAAGTTTTCAACCCTGTTATCTCTT